TATCACTCGTCTCCTTGGAGGCGAAAACTGATATAGCCCTGATGATAATCGTCTTGGGGGTTACTCACCCCCAGGACTTTTATTCCGTCTAACGACGGTGTATATCAGCGCGCACAAGACTATGGATTGGCAACCCCTTATGAAAGGAGGGCCAATGAAAAGCCTTATGCGTCTCCTGATGGAGGTACTCCATGATAGGGGTACCTGGTGTAACGTAAGCACCCGTCTCGATTCCAAAAGAATCGAGATGCGTGTCAAAAACGAGGGATTATCGTTTCTCACGATAACCTTACCTACCTTTGGTGCTGACCTCCAAAAAGGTCTGGATCAAGGGTACGTAGATCGACATCTTTTCAAGGGTTTCCCTTGGAAAGGAGGTCTCCCCCAATTTCTTGGAGGTTTCCTCGATCTCGTTTTTGACCGGGCTTCCGGCAGTTTACTTGACACCCCTAATACGGATGCCATCCAAGCTTTACGTCAGATTACTCTGATGTGGGCGAAGATGGACCTTGAGTGCACCGAGAGGCGCACTCGAGCCGCATTAGATCAGTATGTCAAGTGTGAGTCGGATGTGCGAGAGTGGGATAGAAACTTCGAGAAAGACTCCCTTAATATGGAGCGATTTCGGAGACTATCCTTACTCCTTTGGTTTGAGCCACTGCAGCCTTTAGATGAAAGGATCTACAGAGGTGGCCTTATACCAAAGCATGGACCCGGAGCCACGGCTGAGAAACTTAAGGGAAACCGAAAGTTTGAACAGCTAGAGTGGACCGAGCGTTTGGAATATCTATTCCCACACGGGGAATATTTAGCTCCAAACTGGAGATTCTTTGCAGAACTCCAACATGTGCACATGCGCGAACCTGGTGCTGAGAGACCCGTAAGGGTCATCACAGTTCCTAAAACACTGAAAACACCACGAATAATCGCGATTGAGCCTACGTGTATGCAATATACACAGCAAGCCATTCTCGAGGAACTCGTGTACCAGTTACGAAACCCTAACCAAGTTTCTAATTGGTTGGTTGGATTCGTTGACCAAGAGGTAAATCACCAAATGGCCCGCGAAGGATCCTTAACTGGATCAACGGCGACACTCGATCTGAGTGAAGCTTCTGACCGTGTTTCCAATCAGCTTGTACGTGAGTTGGTAAGTCACTGGCCTCATCTGCATGAGGCCCTTGATGTGACCCGTTCACGGAAGGCTGATGTACCTGGGCATGGTGTTTTACGACTGTCCAAGTACGCGTCTATGGGTTCAGCTTTATGCTTTCCGGTTGAAGCGATGGTCTTTGCGACCATTATCTTCTGTGCCGTTGAGCGTAAGCTTAAACGCCGGTTGACCTTGAAGGACATTAAGTCTTTCAAGGGTTCGGTGCGCGTCTACGGGGATGATATCATTGTCCCCGTAGATTTCGTGTCCGATGTAATTTCTGAACTAGAAGATTTCGGTCTTCTAGTAAACAGAAACAAGTCTTTCTGGACCGGAGGGTTCAGAGAGTCTTGTGGTAAGGAATATTATTCGGGCACAGACGTATCTATTGTCCGTGTCCGACGCATATTCCCATCCACACATCGGGACGTTCCCGAACTACTTTCCTTGGTAAGCCTCCGTAACCAGTTTTACAAACTTGGTTACTGGGGTGTCACAAGGTTCCTTGATGAACGGATTGAAAGGTTGATTCCTTTCCCCGTAGTCATGGAAAGTAGTCCGATAATAGGCAGACACTCCTTTCTGGGCTACGAAAGCCAGAAAATGTGTCCTAGACTGCATACTCCTTTGGTTAAGGGACATGTAGTGTCAAACGTACTCCCACCCAGTTTTTTGGACGGGTACGGTGCCTTGCAAAAGTATTTCCTGAAGCGTGGGAGTGATCCCATCGCCGATGTGAAACACTTGGAGC